ATTTTGGGATTATCGGTTTTAATATCTAAAATTTCACCTTCGATGTTATCAACGGTGCATTCATCCGAATAGATGTCGAGTGCTGATGATATAATTGGGTCTGAATCCAATAATTCGTAATCTCTAAATAATTCAACCCTTGCAGTTTCATATGCACTTCTTGCATTTTGTTTTGCTGCATATTTTGATGTCCAATTTGAATTTAATAATCGATTATATCTATCAATGAAATTTGATGTTAAAGTTGTTTGTGCATAATCAATATCTCGAACAACCAACTTTCCACTTTTACCTTTTTTAATGATAATATCACTCTTAAATAGGTCTTTTAATCGATTAAATATGTTTTGTTCTGCCATTTTTTACCTCACTTTGTTATAGTAGCCAATCTAAATTTTCTTTTTCACCTTTAATGTCAATTTCCCAAGGATTATCATTTGGTTTTTTCACTTTACCTTTTGAAAACCCGGAATCATACCCTTGATTACTTGCTAACATTGAATCCATTAAAGATTTCTGTAAATTATCTTTTTCACTTTTTAATCTTAATGCCGTATCTCTAATCCATAATGCAATTGAATAAGCCATTACTAAATCGTCATTATATCCTTGCATTGCTTCTGCCCTAGCATTTTGACCACTTGATTTGTAAATGAATACAAATAATTCATCTATCAATCTAACTGATTTTAAGTTAACCAGTTTTTCTCGTGTATATTCTTCCATTTTTGCAATTGCAAGTGGTCTTGTTTTTGTTGTTGTAGAAAAACCGGGAATCATATTTTTATCTTCACTTCGATATTTATTTGAAATCTGATGTTCGACATCAATATATTGCAAATCTTTAGACATATAGAATAAATTCTTATATCCTCTATCAATTACCGTTTGAATTGTAGCCCAACCAATATTGTTGTTCTCAATTACGAGTAAAGCATCGTTATATTTGGTTGATAATTCAATCAAAAAGTTTCCATAATCTGTTGTTCCCAATTGTCCTTTATATTCTGCAACTTGTGTCATATTTTCAATTTCAAATACTTGTGTTGCTGAAAAATCTGATGCATCTCCACGGGCAACATCCGCGACTACAATATATTCTTTTGTATAATCTGGATATTCCCAAATCCACAAGTTTTTATCGATGCCAGCTTGTTCAACAGGCTCAATAACATGATTTTCTTTGTACCATTGTAATATTTTCGGGTCCACAACAGATTGACCAGATGATAAGAACGAGGCATCACACTCTTGAGCCGCAAGCGTTGGTCCCAATTTGACATCTTGTTCATCTCTCCAAGATTGGTCTCTTTCTGGATGAATTGACCAATGAAGTTCAATCGTATTAAAACCATTTATACCATCAACTGCATCTAACCAAGTTTTATGGAACCAATTACCAACACCATTTGGGGTGGAAAGAACAATACAATCACCACCAGTTGCTAATGTTTGTTGTGATGCGGTCCATATCTCATTGATATACATGATGAATGCGGCTTCATCGATAATTAGAAGTGATAATGCTTCTGAACGACCAGCTTCGGGTGTTGCTGAAACTGCCTTTATCTGTGAACCATTATTTAATCTTAATGAAAGTTTGTTATCTTCATCAACTGCAGTTTTTAACCACGATGGTAAATATTGAAACATAACTCTAACTTTCGTTACGAGATTTTTTGCAGTATCTTTATCTTTTGCAACAACGAGAATGTTTTTATCTGAATGAAATAACATCAACCATAATGAATAACCCGCTGTAAGTGTTGAAATACCTAATTGCCGTGATTTGAGAATAACATTATATGAATGTTCTTGAAATTCATCAATAACTTTATCTTGGAAATTGAATAAATCAAATTTAATTTTACCACGGTCTGGATGTTGGATTATGCAATATTTTTTCATGAAATATGCTGGTTCTTGTGCACATTTTATCCATTCTCTTTTAGTAATTTGTCTTAATTTATTTTGTGACATTACCTACCACCCAACTTGATGCTAATATAGTTATTGCTCCAGATATGAACCACAAATAACGATGTTCATACCATTTTGGTGATATTTCATCAATTATTTCATCTTTCAATTCAAGTTGATATTTGTATTGGTCAAACATCAAACTATCATTTTCAATTTGTTGTTCATACAATTTCAATTGTTCTTCAAGATTATCAATAATTTGTATATTTAGACTATCAGATTGCTCAAGTTCTTGTATTGAATTATACAATTCCATTACTTCTTCTTCCGTAAATTCATAAGTTGCTTGAGAAAAAAGAAGTGATAATGATAATATTATTGATAATATTTTTTTCATCGCTTAATTTCCACTCTTTTTATTTTTCACATAATCTTTTAACCATTGTGCAGCTTCATCTACACTTACATCTTTCACCATAACATTTTCTTTTTGCGCTTTCAAATCTTCAAGTTCTTTTTTCTTGTTATCCAATTCATCTTGAACATATTTATTACTCTGTTCATAATCTTTAATGACATTATCGGTTTTCTTTATTTCTTTGTCTATCTTCTTTATGACTTTGTTTTGTTTTTTTGTTGCAAGTATTGTCATAATGATAGTACCGATGATTGCAAAAATCCCAACAATTGTTTTCCAAATTTTCTTGAACATTTTATTATTTATTCCCAATCTTTCCTGTATAATGTTCACCAACATTTCCAACTGTGTAAATTGCAACCACCCATTTTATGAAATCTGACCAACCATCGAATTCTGCTTTTCCAAGTGCAACAAAAACAGTTGCGGTCACAAAACAAATTGCTGATGCTAATAGTTTTCTTGATTTTAGGTTCATTTTATGTTATCCTCCCATATTCTTTTTTACTGTCATCGATACATTTTCATTTGCAAGTGCATTTGCAACAGTTTCATCAAATGTTGTTTTCTTCAAGTCATCATTCTCAAATATCAGATGTTCAACTTCATCATCAACTGCAATCCATCGCTTCAATTCTTGAAGTTTCACCCAAAACTGCCACTTGTTACCTCGTTTTCCAATTCTCATGCATTTCAAATCTAATTCAAAAGTTATCTGACAATGATAACATCGTTGGTTTCTTGTGAATGTTTCTTTATCATATGACTTTACAATGAACTTTCCACAATCTGGACAATTAGTAAATCCACTATCTAATTTACTGATTTTTGTTCTATATCCATCTTTTTGTTCCCATTCGACACCATCACTGTCGGTCCATTTATCTCCAACTTTATGTTCTTCTTCTACTTTAGAATATCCTGATTGGATTTTTCGTTGATATTTTCCATCAACCATATCCTGAACTCGTTGAAGATTTTTACTATATTTCTTTGCCATTTCTGCCTCTCAATCGTATATACATAAATATATGGAAATTAGATTTTCATCTAAAAATCCATTAGACCCGCTATTTGGTTCACCGGTCCAAAACTCCCCGTAAATTTGTATGTGCCACCCTTATACTTGAACACAATTCCTTCACTTGGAACGATTGCTTTCAATCCACCTATCGCATCTAACTTATCTAACTGTATTTTCAATGTGTTCAATTTTTTCAAGTCTTTACCAGCCCTAACATCTTTGATTGCTTTATCAAGTCGTTTTTTTATTCCTTGAACTGCTTTATCTGGATTTGCTGCAATATATCCCTTTACATTCTTTAGTATTTCTGAACCGACTTCAAAAAACAACACTTCAAACGGTTTCGTATTTTGTTGAACATATTTTTTATGGTCTAATTTATCTGTTGCAAGGACCCACTCTAAAAACTTTTCATTATCAACATCTTTTTTGATTGTTGGTATCTTGTATGATTTATCAAAGAATGCCCACCTTTTGGTTAGGCCAATCAACACCTTTTTTGGCATATCATATTTGAATTGTTTTGCAGCATTATAAATAAATTCAGTCCAAAATGATTGATGGTACATTGATAAAGTATCACTATCTTTCAATCCAAATTCATTTTTCAACTTGTTCAACCTCGTTAGATATTTCTTTTTCATTTTACCAAAATCTTGGTGCTTTGGAACATCTAAAAAATTTGGTTTTCCAATTGAATATTTTTTCTGAATATGTTGATTTATTTGCTTTATCATTCCTGCCAATATCTTACCACTACCTTTCACTTCACCAATCACTTCACCCTTTTCATTATATTTGAGTGCTCCGTGAAAAACAATTTGGGTCACATCATAATCAATCACATTTGCGGATGCTGGCCACATCACCTCTAAATTCATCCAATGTTGCCCTTCATTGAATATCTTATCTTTTTGTTTCTGTGATAATCCTTTGATTGCTTTTTGTAAATCTACTACTGCGAATCCAAAAGCATCTGAAATATCTCCTCTACCTTCAAACTTCGATTTTATACCACTTACACCAAGTGCATTTTCACCAAAGTTTTTCATATGACCCTTGTTTCTTGCAACAATAAGTTTGTCGTTCTTCCAACTTATCATAAGGTTTTGTCCATCAAGTTTTTCGGTAACATTGTCTTCTCTATTCAATTGACCACCCAAACCTAATTCAATGATTTTTTTGAGGTCACCAAATGTTAGGTCTTTATCGTCAAATGGGTGATTCATGTGCCCATACCCACCACCACATTGCAATAAAATTCTCGTATCTAATGGATTATCTGAATATTCAATATCTTTTAGCAAATCTTCCTGTAAATGCTTCCTCCACCAATCTTTTGAGAAACTTTCTTTGACTTCTTCTGGTTCTTCTTCTTTCGATGCCTTTTGTGTTTCTTTATCATCATGAACAATATATACTTTGTCGTCTTCAAGAAAATCAATAAATTTCCAACCAACGATGCTGGCAATTCGATTGATATGATTTGCCCATTTGTTCCAAGCAACCGTCCCTGTATATTCTTCTTGGTGGTCGGGTGTTCTACCTGTTCCTACCCCTGCTGGAAAATATGTTACTGAATTAATTGGTCCATCTGGATATGGTTTCTGTAATGTATGAAACATAAATTCATCTTTCATTATGTATCCAATCACTTCATATCCCAATTCTAATGCTCGTGTCTTTGAATGTTTTCTATAATTCTTTGCACTTGAATAAAATGTTCCTGGACCATCATCAACTTGACCCTGTAATGTTGAAGTGCTTTCTTTCAATAATTTTTGTATATCGGTTGCAATCAAAAATTCTTCAATCTGTTCATTTTGAGATAATCGAAATTTCATTGCTGGTCTTCCATTGATAAGTAAATCACCCTTTTCATTCCAATCAATTGATTTGATGACCACTTTCTTATTCTTGAATTTGCCCATAAACACGGTATCTCCAATTGAGATTGGTAATTTTACTATTTCATCAACCGGCTTATACTGATATTCTTTATCACTTTCACTTTGTTTTCTTGTTTTGTCAAGTCTTTTTTGTATTTTCTTCATATCTTCTTTATCTGGATAACCAGTTGCAATGTCTTCTTTGAACAATTTCTTGAATTTGTTTGTCATC